TAGTCGTGCCATTATTAAACTCCGTGATTAATATCATTATGGAGGTGTATTAAATGTAAGGGTTCTATGGTCAAGAGTTGCCCTTACGTTATAGTGTTACGCCATGCTTTCGTTCGTGTTTAATCTGCGTTTCTCTCTGTTTAGCCCACTTTCGTGTTTCTTTCCAAGAATCTTTTCCACGGTTAACTTTTACAGGTGTAACAATTTTTCTAGCCATTAACTCACAATCTGGACAATCAACCTCTTCTACGTCTGCGGCTCTGAGAAACTCATTAGTGTGTCCGTTGTCGCATCGGAAGTCATACATTCGTCTCATGACTCTGTCTCTTGCTCTTTTTGTTGTTCTTTGGCTGTTTCTATCTGTGCTTCTAAATTTAGTATATTAGCCATGACTACAAGTTGTCCCTTACGAAAGTAAAGGTCTTTGTCATCTTTACAGGCTTCTACTGAATTGACAGAATCTGCGCTTCCTTTGATGTCTTCTAATAAGTTCTTCCAACCGTCTAATCGGAACATCTCTTCAAAGGAACGATAGTACTTCTCTAGTTCTACCTCAGTCATCTACTGTTTCTCCCTATAGGACAGCTTTAATTAATAATTTAAATAACATACTTAATGTATATTATAGTAATATTATACCATAGTTTACTAAGAAAGTCAAGCTATTTCTTAGGCTTTTTCTTAACTGCTGTCTTTTTTTTCTTTGGTGGTCTTCCTACTTTACTACCGTATGTGCCTTTACCGTATGGCATAGTATTCTCCTGATTACCATTTAACTTTATCAGCCCAATAAGCCGCAGACATCTTACCCTTAGCAATGTTCTTACCGTGTCTGGACTTGAAGGACTTACGTTTAGCTTTCATCTTAGCGGACTCACCTGACTTAGGTTTGCCCGCTGTGCTTGCGCCCTGTTCACCAAAGCGTATGGTCTTAATCTTGTCACCTTCTTTAGCAACTACCACATGAGACTTCTTGGCATGGCTAGGTGTACGCTTTGGTTTGTTAAAGCCAGAGACTCCTGCTCTAGCTAGTCTTGGGTCTTTTTTTACTGGCATTAGATTTCTCCTTGCGGGATTCCTTGAGGTCTTGGACTTCCGCTTCCAATGCCGCTAGTTTCTGGTCGTGCTGTTGGAATGCCTTGTTCACCTGCTCCAATACCTCGTTGAATTGACGCTGTGTTATCATTTGCTTTTCCTTGTTGGGTTTCTTTAACAGCTACTTCACGTTCTTTTAGTAACTGCTCTGATATTTTAAGACGCTTCTGGAACTCTTTGTCGTCTGCATCGCCTGACTTAAGGTTAGCCGTAACAGCCTTGATACGGTCAATCTCAAGCTCCTGTGGTACAACACTAGCCTCTGCCGCAAGTTTCTGCGCTCTAGCCTGTGACTCAAACGCTTGACCCTGTAGTGCCGCAGTCTGTGACTTCTGGAAATCCATCTGTGCTTGCTGTGCGGCTTGTTGTGCTTGCTGTGCTTCTGGGTTAGGTTGATTAGCCTGTTGCAACGAAGAGATAAGTTCTTCACGATTAGACAAGTTCATGTTATCAATGATTGACATAATCAACTGTGAGTACATTGGGTTGTCTTGTTGCATAGTCTGTAGTAACTGTACAAGCTGTGTAACCTCATACTCACGAGCAATGATACCTAGACTGCTAGAAGTATGGAACTTGTAGTCCGCTACAGGATAACGCTCAGGGTTAAACTGCATATAACGATGTGCGGCTTTAGTTACGAATGGAATAAGGAATGATTCTTGGAAGTTAATCAACGTACGCTTGTGACGCTTGATGATAGCACCGAGGCTCATAGAGATGCCCGAAGCTGTAGACTGACCGTTGATAGAACCAGAGATACCCGCAGAGTCAATAGCACCTGTGGCTGTCTGTACCATCTTTTGTAGTTCAGCGGCTTGTCCGAAGGTAACTTGACTAACATTACCGAAGTTTAATGGCTGTAGGACTTCAGCAGGGTTACCATTAGTTAGGATAGTCTTACCCGCACGTACCTCTGCTTTAGCACCTCTAGGCATACGTGTAGCATCAATAGCCATCATCGGGTGGATAGTAAGTGCAAGAGCATCGATTCTAGCTCGTAGTTCTGCGTCTAACGCCTTTTGAGAGTTATACCCTTTCTCACATACTCCTCGACCCCAGAAACGGCTAGGAACGACATCCCATGGGAATGCAACGACTGGTCTGTCGCCCATCATGTATGGATTCTCTTCAGCCTTAAGTAAAGTACCATCATTAGCAATAACAACGATAGCCTCTACGTAGTATGAATCACTCTCTTCATTAGCGACTAGTTCTTCTACTTCTGCGTCTTCGTCTTCTTCTTGAGCCGTTTTTAATAAATGACGAGGCACTAAACCATAGTACTTAGTGAGACGTACTTTATCGTCCTCAAATACCGCTAAGTCTTTATCTGGTTCAATGTCGAAGTCCGAAGGTGCATCGCCTAAGTATACGTCACGATAGACTCCTGATTCCTGTAGTTGCTCTACAGAGTGCATAGGGACAAACTCATCTACTGCACAGCCTAATGCTTCCTCAATGGAAGTAGCTAGTGGGTCGATAAGGAAGTTCTGTGGCATTACTGGTCGTAGCTTTACGCAAGTCTTATCTACGATGTTGACACCAACTGCTTGTAACTCTCCACCCATAACAGGTTGTGTTGCAGGTTGAAACTCTTTCTCTTCTTCTAATACTACTTCAGCGATACCCGTACCGAATACAGCCGCGTTAATAAGGCACTCAGCTACGCTCTTACGGACTTTATTCTTTTTAAAGTCTTTGTATAGGACTTCACGTAACATCGCTATATCACGCTTCTCGTTGTCCGTAACGTCATCCTCAATGTCAAACCACTTACCACGACCAAAGGTAGCTTCCTCTAGTTCCGCAACGGATGACTCAACTGCTTGTTGTAGCGCAGGGGAAATAATACGTGAGCGTTCTGAATCTCTGGTCTTGTCCTCTGCCGCCCACTGACCACGCCATAGGCGATAGTACTCATCAAACTTCTGTGAGTAGTTGGATTCGTAGTGATTACGCCAACCTTGACATTTATCAATGACCCAATCCTCTAGGCTTTGCTCCAGTGTAAACTCTTTCTTATCTTCTAGTAACATATTAGTACCCTGCGTAAGTATCTAAAAATTCAAATTCTTCTTCCACATAGTCCGAGGTGTAGGCTATGTTAGCCAACTGGTCTATGTAAGCGAGTGAGTCAATCAAGTCATCGTGTACGTGGTGGTTAGGGAATTGGAATAGTTCATCTAGGAACTCTGTATTCCAAGCACCTTTGTTAAGTGTAATCTTACCGTGTTCAAACCTACCTTGTAAAGCCCACACGATTCTATCGGTCTTCTTTTTGTTACCGTGAGTCAGTTCCTCGATACGGAAGAACCTATCATTAGCCTTCATTAAGTCTGAGATGTATGGAAGTACAGCGTTCTTTAACGCTCCTTTCTCAATCCCGACAGATACTGGACGATAGTCTCGTACAGCTTCAAAGATTTTACGTGCAGTTTCTTGCACACCCCAACGACCATGAATGATGTCAGCAACGTACCAACCTTCTTCATTTGCTTTAACAACCGAGATAGCCGTTTGGTCAAGTCGTTTAGTTTTAGTTGTAGCTTTTGCCACATCAGCAAACCCCGCCAAATCGACAGCAATATAATACTGACCATTAGTGGGTTCTTCTTCAGAAAATTTAACATAGTCTTCTTTAAATAATTCACTGCCCTGTGCCTCGAACGATGCCATGAACTCCTGACGGAAACTAAAAGCTGACATAGACTTCTTAGCCGCTTCAATCTCTTCAGGGTCTAGTAGTGGATTATCATAGCTTGTAAAGTGATAACCTACAAAGGTCTCATCCTCTGCCACACAAGCATAGTTATATAAGTCATAGAAGTGATTACGTCCCATTGGCGTACCAATGAACAGTGCATCTCCCTTCTGGTCAGCTAGTGCAGGTCTAAGGATTTGCTCCCAGACCTCTGGCTTCATATCCGCATACTCATCCATAACAAGAAACTTAAGACTGACACCACGCATGGTTTCTGGTCTATCCGCACCTTTGAGTGCTATGGTTGCGCCATTTACTAGCTTTATTTGTAAGTTATTAACATGACTAGAGGCTATGACAGGATTGCCTATCTCCATCAATACCTGCCACATAATGTCCCTAGCCTGACCCTGTGTGGGTGCAACGTAGAAGACATGACCCTTATCAGACTGTAAAGCCCTGATGATTAACATCCATGCGGCTAGTCTGGACTTGCCTGTACGTCTACCTGCGGCTATGACCTTAAATCTAGTTGTGTCCTCAAAGACTTCTTGTTGCCACGGCAGTAGCGATACGTTAAGTTCTGTCATTAAGGATTAAAGTTATTTAGTTGTGCATTGTCAGGGTATATATCAAAGGTGATAATAACTGAGAAGGAACTATCAGACTGAGTCAATACCTTTAGCTTATCACCTTCACGCATTACTATTTCAATTTGATTTAGATTATATAAGTCACCTTCAGCAAATGCCCTATTATCTATTAGGTATAAGTCATGGGAAGCGTCATGTCCATGTTCCCACCATAGGTCTGCTGTCTTATTTTGACCTGAATGGTTTGATATAAAGATATTAGTAATAACAATCTTTTGATGGTCAGGTACTTCAAATACGACAGTCTCTGTAGCCGCTGTGGGGGTGACACCTACACTAAACTTATTCATATTAGTAAGTCCACATTACATAAGGGGTTGTATCGTCAGGACTGCGGATGTCAACATGGACGAAACCACGAGCAACTCCCACGCCTGTGAATCCAAGCGCGATAGCCTTCTCAACGATACGAAACCGTTGGTAGCCGTTAGTGACTTTAATATCCGCGGCAATGCCCTGTGCATGAGTTCCTGTTCCTGCTTTTGCTTTCTTAGCTTCAATGGGGTGTGTTTTATCTCTAAATCCTGACGTAATTACAAAGGGGAAACCACAGGCTTCTCTTAGCTTATCTAGCTTCTCAACGAACTCTTCTTTAATTTCGTTGTTGCCTGTGTACTGACAAGCAAACTCGTCTCTATCAAAGTACTTAGCCATCTATGATTTCTCCATCGTCTATGACATCCTCTGTATTACCTGACACCACTGTAGTCTCTCCTCCAACTCCAGTAATGTTTATCTGTATCGCTGACTTACCCGCGCCCTTAATGACATCATTCTCAAATACAGCTGTAGGTAATATCCTATCCATGACTAACTTCCATGCCGCCGCCTGATTCTTATGGTCATCGTTAAGTGCCGCATCGAATATAGAGTCTAGGACTTTACGAGACTTAGGGGATGACAACATCCTGCCCTTGTACTCGTTAATAATAGCCGCATCACCCTTCGGGCGACCCCTTGACAAACCAGTAGTGCCTTTTTTTCTTGACACCATGTCTGACTTCTTAGGTCTGCCCCTTCTCCTTTTCGGAGTAGCTGTATCATTGTCCATTGTATTCTCCTTAAGTTATCTTAAGTATACTTAGGGACGCGTTTAGTATTTAACTTTAAAGAATAATCATTAAAGAATAATATCTAAGACTACTTAAGTATCCTTAAGGCTTTAAATTAATCTATACTATAAGTATATTATAGCATATTTACAACGTAATGTCAAGTACTTTATTAGCTTATTTAGACCCGCGAGCCAACTTTTTAGTTCCATAACTAATAGTAATACTTTTGTCCCTTTGTATTAATATTTGTCATACTTAAGTACCCGTAACAATACTTAAGGAAAACAATAACTTAGAGGATAAACCTCGGTTAATTCTTTTTATTGAATATTGGCTTTTTTAGTATACATGCGGTAACTACAGAATAAACATAAGGCTCGCGCGCCCCCCCGCCCCCGCGGAAATAGTGGGATTGACATTTGCAAGCCGCGGGAATCCATGGGCAAACAAGCGGGCATGTACGCCTACGGGCAAGCGTGAGTGTGCACGCGGATACCTGTGGGCGTACACACGCACCTGCACACACAGGCACACACAGGCACACCTACGCGCCTTACGCGCACAGGCGCGCACACAGGCATTGCAAAAAACTTTTATGACTCAATCCCTTGCTATCACTGGGCTACAGCGATTTATGCAAAAAAATATGAAAAAAAATTCAAAAAGTTGTTGACAGCGGTTTGATGGGTCAGTATAGTGGCAACCAATCACTAGCAACAACAGCTGATTCAGGAGAAATACTTAGTGTCTACACCGCACCATAGGGGTGGTAGTTAGATAGACACCGAGAATCGACTAGCTAGTGACCTCAACCAATAGCGTTGGACTTGTTGCATTGTATGCCTATGGCTTGATGTACTGGAAAAACATACTGGGTTGAGCGAATAACCAAACGGGTTTATATGGGTTACTTGCTTTCGGTGATGGTGCTTATGCACTGGTGTAAACAACAGCTACCAACCACTCAACATATTAACTTGTAAGGTTGTTCACCATAGGCAATTACGGTTGTTTACGGTGAATAACTTTAATGGTGATTTTATGAAACATTACAAACATAGCTATACAGAATTGGCTAAGATTGGTCGTAGATACTACGGGGATACAAACTTTTGTTCAGTGTTAGCGGTTGCGGTTGTCGCTGATATTTCATATGGCAAGGCGTTTCATGCTTACAAACGAGAGGGTAGACGCATTCGAACAGGTACTCGACAAATGATGCAACATCAAGTCTTAAATCAGTTTAAATTGAAATCAGAACGCGATTATGATAAAACGGCTATCTACTCAGGCAAAACACTGAACAGCGTCTTAACGGCTTGCAAGCGTTGGACTGGTAGATATTTAGTATACGTTCGAGGTCATGTGTTGGCAGTGCGTGACGGTGTATGTGAAGACTGGACAGCTGAGGGTTCAAGACGTAGAGTAATATCAATATACAAAGTAAGTTAATATATCGAGCCCTCTTGAGGTGAGAGGGTTTTATTATATTAATTAACGCCTTTGGAGGCTATAACATGAAAGCAGAACTAAAAGACCTAATCTTAAACAATGTAAATACAGACGAAGTATTACTAAACAGCCACGACCTATATGACCACCTAAACTACAGCGGTCTAGTTGATGAGCTTATTGATTCATCTATTGATATTTATTATTATGACCTCCGCAAATGGGCGGTTGATAATTATGATTTTATCGACCAAGCTATTTCAGACGGTATTGCGGGCGGTGATGATGATTTCCATAAACTAATACAAATGGGTCAGTATGTGTCTCTTAGTGAAGATGCTCATACTTACCTAGAAGAGTTATTCGAAGAGAATGACGGTAAGTTGTTCAACATCAAAGAGGTGGCATAACATGACTAAACACACTTATTATATAGTGGATGCAGATGGATATATTTTGCTTACAGTCGAATCTCAATTTACAACTAGGGATTTTGATACTGAGGCTAAAATTTCAATAAAACCATTGCTCCCAGTAATCGCCAAGCAATATGGTGCAGAT